CCAACTGAGCTATGGTGGAAAAATACCCCTATAAAACAACAAGCTCTCACCTCTGCCAACTACTTTCAGATAGAAGCATCCGATTGCGAGCTGATCAGTTCTCGACTTATACAGTGTCTATCCTAAGGGCTACTATTTAAAAGGTTTCCTGGCTGTACCTGCAACGACCTCTCAAGTTGCACTTATTTACTCGTTATTCTATAAAGGTTCACTAATACTAAAATATTAGCTATGACTTACTACCCCTTATCAAGGTACTAAGCCTGAAATGATACCTCTAACGCCTCCTGGTATCGTATGTTGGAGAACCTTTTAACCAACAAGTTTTTAGACATCTGCCCAGTACAATCAGACAGATATTGCCAGTGCTTTTTATTGCTTAGAAATTGTACTTCTTAGGCAAAAGGAATTTACTAGCTGGAATGTTGATATTACAACATCAGCCATGACCTGAGTAGGGCTCGAACCTACAACCCGTGGATTAAGAGTCCACTGCTCTACCAATTGAGCTATCAAGCCTAATGGAGCCGGTGGGTTTCGAACCCACGTCCAAACAACCTCAACTAAAAACTCTATAGCACTCTGCTACATTTAAACATTCGACCTTAGGTAAATGCACAAACCCTAAAGCTATATCTCGTATTTAACTAGAGGGCTGAGATACCCCTTCTAGCGAGTAACGCGGTTTATAGCTACCACTGCACCGTTACTTACAGATAGTCGCTCACCTTAATCGGTAATTTACTTGTGTTGATTAGACAGACATACAAGCCGAGGGAGACTTGTTAGGCTGCCATCTCAACAGGTTGAACTGTTTTTGCAGTTATATTTAAGTTTGGTGATTACGTCACCACTCGGAGTGAAGTTCTTAATCTTAGTCGCCTGTCGAATCCAAGACGACCCCTAAATAATATTCTATAGCCTAGCAAGGAGATATCCCTAACAAACTATACACCTATTTTAGCAAAGACTTACAGAATATGCAAGCAGTCTGCGTAACAAACTACTCGCATATTCTAATAAAACTTAAGCTATCTTTAATACCCCTACAAGGCGTTAGATTGACACCACCTATTAACACTAACATTCAAATCAGTAACCTTAACAATCTCATCCCACTTACTAGAGAAAGTATCTTTAAACTTCTCAGACGGAGGAATTTCCTTAGAGTAAGCAATAACACCCTTAAACATCAATAAGGTAGGTTCGATAGTAGAACTTTCTTCTGGTTCTTCCTCCCCCTTCAGCATTACCTTGCTTACGACACTACCATCATCCTTCATAGATAAATGGTTGTACACCAAAATCTCACCTAAAGGGTCACGAAGAACGAATGTTACAAAGTGTTCACCATTCAGAGCCAAATACTCTAAAATTGTCCGAATGTTTGTACCAAGCTCCGATATACCCTCTACTAACCTAACAGTTCTCATAATAAAACCTTCAATAATCTTCTACTAACTAGGGAAGTTTTCTATCATTCCCTCTAATATTTTAATAATGTGAGACATTACTCCATCAAACATTTCTTCATCCCTAAGACGAGAAGTAACCTCTTGTAAAAGTTTTAATATTAAAATCTCCTCGTCACCAAGGTCTGGGAAATTCTTTATACTTACATTAGGCACCTCCTCAAAGTAAATAATGCCACTAGGGCAAACTAAAGAAATATACTTATAAGATTCCTTAGCTTTCTTAGCCCAAATAAGAGCTTTCTCTAAGTCCTGTTTACCTCCCTTGTGTTTGTGACGTATTACATACTTAGAAACTACCCCAAGAGGATAAGGGAAAAGACTTTGAATGGCAAAATCCCAAGCTTCAATCTTATTTTGCATATACCGTTCTGGATTTACTAGTTCTTCGTCTTTTACGAATTTTTCTTTCATGATTACCTCCACTTCGTTAGTAAGCAAGATACTTCTTACTCCTCCAACAGTGTTGCATCGAAGATAAAAGCCTTCTTAGTACCGTTTAAAGTATCACTTTCGCAGTTCCCTACCCCTTCAGACACACTCATTGTAGGTTCATACCTATTCATAGAAACATTAGTAGAAATACTTGCTAAGAACTTTAGAAAGTTTTCTTGCTCCTTAGTACAGATAACATTAAATACCGTTGAAGCTTCTGGGTGATTCAGCTTGACGCACATTGTTGACTTATAATTGTCTTTGTCTTTCATACCTATAACCCACTCTTTCCAATAGAAAAGCAAGTAGTCTTCAGAGCAAACTACTTATAACTTAAAATTAAGATTTCCACAAGTACCAAGCCTGATAATACCATTCCATAGCTTCTTTAGAAAAGTCTGTCCTTCCATACATACCCCAACCGTAATCTGGACGGATAAGAAAAGGAATCTTAGATTTATTAGGCAAAATCAATTCTGCATAATATGCATACTCTTCTGAATCTCCTGTTAGTCGAATACGCAAATTTAAGCCAGTTTCTCTTGCCTTATTGTTAAACCAACGTACCCTGCGTTTTACGTCTACTAAGTAAGTAGTTATAATTCCATTATTTCCATAACCATTCATTACGATGTATTGCCTTTGCATATAAGCCTCCTAAAACCTCTTATCATGATTTAGAGTTATTCAACTCTAAGTATTCCTTCTTAAATTCATTAAACCTACCATCTAACCGTACCTCATAAGACAGAGAACCTAAGTATGAGTACTCTTTACCTAGTAATTCCATTAGCCTTTTTACTAATTTAGGATACCCATCAAATAATAGTGACCAAAAATTGTCATTATTAGGTAAGCTCATCCAACTAGAGAAGTTACTCCAAAAGCGAACCCTGGATTCATCCAATAGAACCTCTATCGCCATAACACCTTTATCTGTAAACTCGTAGACATCACGGTTCTCATTACCTTCTTGTCTACTTCCGTCAAAGTACTGCATACCCAAGAATTCAAGTAACTCAGATAAAGTACCTTCAGTTAGTAGACAATCTAACCTATTATGGTAGCTTTGTAAAGTTATTTGTTCCAAGGAGATTCCCTCCTCTTGCGACTATTAGCCATTCTTTTTGTATAGAGCATAATATCTGAATAAAGGTTAGGTTTAATTACATTAAAACTTTCTGTAACTAGTGCAAAACTTTTAGTAGTCTTAATACCCTTAGATACTAATTTCTCTAGAGAGGAACTTCGTACTAAGTACTTACTGTCTTCCTGTACTTTTCCTACATTTAACCCTGTAAAGGAGTAGTCTGAAACTGTTTGGTTGTCAAAAGATACCCTATACCCAAGAGAAAGAAATACTTCTGAGGCTTAGGTTTCATACCTAGTTTCGCAAGAAATCCACCCTTGGCTACCACCTCTCCATATACGGCTAAAGATACACGAACAACTCCATCAGGGCTACGATGTGCAGAGTCAAGACTAACCTTATCTACACTTAACCTATGTGTATCAAAATCATAAGTTTTTGCTGGATTCACAAATACTGGATCTACAATTGCCATCTAGAATACCTCATTTCTTAAAATTATGTACCTTGCAGGACTCGAACCTACGGTGACTCGGTTATGAGCCGAGGGCTTTAACCAACTAAGCTAAAGGTACAAATAGAAAAGGTAGGACGCTTAAACACATCCACCAGGACTCTTACACGTATTAAATGCATCCTACCCTAGTAGCCTAAGCTACTATACTAATAGTTTACCAAATTAGATAAGCTAATTCAACTTAATTTAAGACTATAATGTTAACGATTCTTTTTCTATGTACTCTAACCTTCTTAATGAATTTCTTGTAATTACAAAGAATACATCCATAGGTATAGGAGGTATAGGCTCTTTAGAGTTAAATCTAAGAGAATCATAAGGAAAACGTTGCAAATACCTTAATAACCCATGACCTTGTAGAAATGACCACATATCTTTAACAAAAGGCTTAACTTCTTTTAATTTCAGTAAAGAGTCACCAATCCTATGAGAAGTAACAGAAACCTCAAAGCCATGATATATTGCTATTTTCTTTAAAGTAATCTCTAAAATTAAATGCAGATTAGTATAAACTATTCTAGGGTCTTTATAGGGCATCCTAGCTAAAGAGTTATACATACTAGTTAGTTGGGAGTGAGATAAATAATCTGTAAATAAGGGTTGCTTCTTATTTCTAGCAGACGCAATCATACAAGCACCTCTTCGTAATACCCCAAGGTTTCCCTGTCATCACTCAACCCATACCTAGAACCCACTGGAGTGAAAGAAACATTAATACCAGTCTCTTTAGTAAACCTATCTATGGAATCATCTAGCAAACCACCACCTAAAAAGGGGTTATCCATCTTGTCTGGGTAAATTAAGTGAACCCAGTTTTCCTTTTCATTATAAAAACCGAGGACTCCCTTTTTAGTATACCTACCATGTTCTGGAAATAATAATTTCATTACAAAATCCTCCTTTATATACTAATATTTTAACAAAATGGAAAAAGAAAAGCAAACAGACTGAAAAGCCAACTTGCCACTAAATCTAAGCTAAATACTTGACTTATCTTTATTTTTGTTCCTTCTTACAAAGAACAAATCCTAGACCTAACACAATAGCTGAAAAAACTGCCAATAAACCGAAGGTTTTACCTCTTTCATATAACACCTCACCTAATTTGTTCCAACTTTAACCTAACAATAACCTTATCCTTATAGTCAGTACGCTCAATATCACGCTGTAAACGATAAGAGATGTAATGCTCTGCAATATGAAGATACCCCTCAGATAGCAGTTTCTCTTCTACCAAAGCCTGTATCATAGAAATAGTAACTACTTCTGTTTCGCTTTCTAATAGCTGTGCTTCAATACTTCGAGCGATACGATATAAGGTATTAGCTAAGTCGTCATTTACTGCATAAACTGAACGTGCTGCCTTATACATTGCATTATAAATTTTAATTGCATCGAAGTCGACTTTTGTTCCGTTACGTTTGATTACTTTCATATACTCTCTCCTTTCTTGCGTTGCTATGCCCTACATTGAACAATGTAGTTTAGAAAATACACCACCTCAGCAGTCTGAATAGCTGGGGGACAATCTTCTAAAGTGTAATCTACTACAACTGAACCACAATTAAGGTCGAAATATACTCTCTCAACTGTAGCTTTGCGAGTATTGAAACTCTGTAATAACCATACAGAACCAATACCTATTTTACTTTTCCAGTAAGAAACACGCTGTTCTATAGAAACTTCTGACATTTAGATACCCCTCCCATAACCTATACAATAAACGAAGTAATTAGTTATTTAACTGCCTCAAACTACCAAACTTACCAGTAGCTAAGTCTACCATACTACTATAACACTTACTAAAGTTTAAAGCAAGGTAATCTCGCCTAGTTTTCAACTTCTTAGATTCTGTGAAATCATGTCCTGAGGATAAGACTAAGAAATCTCTTGCATTAACCACATACTTTGGTAGAATAACTCCTTGAATATAAAATACCCCTGCAACGAGGGGAATAATAAATAATATAAAGTCTTAGTTTAACTTACCTTACATTTAATATTTCTAACTAACGCTTCCTCAATAGAGGATAGAGGGAAAGTAAAGCACCAATAACCATCAAGACCAAAGCTAATGGCTCTAGTATATTCCCAAAACCTAGCCTACCCAATAAAACTAAAACTAGACAAGATAACACTGCATAAGCTAAGTTGAACACCATTGCTGAATTAATCTGCTTTTCAGATAATTGAGCGTAATACATGAACTCAGGAGTGTGCTTCATGAAAAATAAGTATCCCGTCAAACTAAACCAAAACAACCCTATAATAATCATTTGCCAGCCCCTAACCCTTGTTAACGTACCCCAGTGCTACCATTATTTACCTTCTTTCCTAACCCACAATTCTTTCGTCTTCTTTTCTAGAAGTTCCTTATACTCTTCTTCTGAGATTTGTAAGAACCCCCTCAGACTAGCTGAAAAATCAATGAACAAATCATAAACCTCATACATACCTAATTTATGAAGTTTATAGAACTCATGCTCTAACTTCTCAAGACTATCTATATCAGTAGATATAGTTACAGATTTAGACCACGGAGTCCTAAAAAGAAGAGTAATATCTTTATAAGTAACAGTAACTTTTAACTTACCTTCCACATCTTTATCTATAACAACATGCAATTCGGGATCTAAACCTTCAAAACTGTCTACATTACGGCAAACTAGTTTAGTCTTAAAGGAAGAACGTTCCTCACAAACTAACTCATATCTACTGTTTTCCTCCCTATAAAGAACTCCACGTCTAGAGTAATACCCATTTACATACTTTTCTAAAACGTCTAAATTTACCGAAAAACAAGTTAAACGTAACTTGTGAGTACTTAAAGAGTCAAAAGTAATTTCTTGGTTTCTTCTAAAACACTTAAACATACTACTACCCCTAGACTATTACCCATCTCAAAGCTCCAAGGAGTTGTCTTAGCTGTGCATACCCGTAGCTAGGGCGGTCATAGTAAGCAAACACCGTTAACTCCACTAAACCAAGCATACCCATCAACAATAGCGATTGCTGAACTGGGTAGTTTAAAGAGCTGACTACGTTATAAACAATAACATAACACATAGACATAACAATCTTATAGAGAGCTTTCCTGACCATGTACTTATTTAGTTGCCTAAATTTATCCTCATAGAACTTGTCTAAAGCAACTCTAACAATTAGTGCGACTGCATAGTTAATTCCCAACCTAAAGATAGACGCACAACCAAGAATAAGCATTATTGTACTAAATTCCATTTTCTTCTTTCTCCTTATCTAGGGCAATTGCACGTTTATAAGATCTAGGTGTAGTTATCCTAAAAACCTCTTCAAAAGTATAAGTCATTAGTTGACGAAAACCTGTCTTTTCTTTATGATTAAAAGAAAATAAGATAATCAATACCTGAAGATAACTTACAATAAACAAGATAAGAGAAATATCCTCGCAGACCAATTTAAAAATCGTCATCTGCACCAAGGTTGAGAGATACCCCAATCCTGTTGCTAGTACCCATTCAATCAGTATAGCTGGGTATAACACCTTAAACTTACTTTTCATTGAAATCATTACCACTACCTTCTTTCTCTTTTTCCATTTCCACAAGCTTCTCAAGTGATTCTAAGATTTTAGCAATATAACTGTTAAACTTCTCTTCGTTATCTAAGTAGAATGTTAACATTTGAGCGTGCTGTAGAATCAAAAGCTGTTCCCATGAGAGGTCTGGGAAGTTAGTTTCATCTACAAAAGGTACACTCTTAAAGTATTCAATCCTAGTAAGCCCCCTAGGTCTACATATCCTAATATACTGATAAGACTCACTAGCTTTCTTTGCCCAGTTAATTGCCTTCTCTAAGTCCTGTAACCCACCCTTATGTTTATAGCGAATTACATACTCAACTACCGTTGCAATAGTATGAGGAAATAAAGACTGCAGAGTGAAATCCCAAGACTCAATCTTGTTCTTTGTATAACGTTCTGGGTGAACCAATTCTTCACCCTTTACAAACTTTTCTGACATCTTATACCCCCTAAGCGTTCCTACAAACCTCAGCAATAAGCTGACTCATAGGTGTAACTTTATACTTCTCAGTACAGTAAATATCATAATGGCGTGGCATTGTATACTTCAAGAAACGTTTAAACCCTGCATTAGTGCTAGGAAAATCGCTCTTGCGAAGATATACCCCCTCAGACCAAAAAGGAAACCTACCTGAATTCCTAAAACGAGCAAACTCACCGATAAGAGAAATCCAACGAGTATATACCAACTCGGTCTGAGCATCTACCTCAATAGGAGTTCCGTCATATTTCGTATATTTAGCCATTATACCATCTCCAATTCTCGTTCAGTAAGACAGACCTCTGCGAAAAGTGCATCCATAACATGAATAATTGAACCATCCTGTTTGATGTATTTAGTAATTAGGTTAGTGTTTGTCATAAAATACCCTTTCCTGACTAGATTGAACGCATAAATCTTTCTTATCTTTCCTCTCAACAAACATACTATACAAGAAGTAACAAGTACCATATTTTTCTGTAAAATCATCTAGTACTTTAACTAAAATTTTCCCCAACTTAAGGGCAGTAGAACTACTAGCTGTACCAGTAACTACAAGGGAGTATAAATATTCACCTTTTCTGTAGCTTGGCTGATTTACTAAACTTACCCCATGAATAGGTACGAAAGATACAGA